CCCGGGCGGGCCCACCCAAAAAAAAACAAAAAAATTTTTCTAGTTGTAGTTGCACACGACCTTTTTAAGCATGTGCAAATACAACCGACTTTGTGTTGTAGGTCGACTCTTTAATGACATACACAAAATTCGTAAATTCTGTATGTTGTCTGGGGGTACATCACGCTGATAGCAACACCCCAGACTAACTTTCATTTAGTATTAAGTTTTTATAAATAATAACATAATATCTTATATAATCCCTTTACAAATAAATTCAATAGTATAAATTAATTTTTATGCAAATAAATAAAAACAATCAACCGAAAGGAAACATGAGTAGAATACGATTAAATTCCGAGTATCGTAATAAGATTGCTAATAGAATGAGAGTACATTTAGAGCAAGAAGATACACAGGAAAAGAAAAAGTATGACGAACTGAAAGCAAATCAAATTCAGATAAATGATGACGCATGGAAAGTGGCAGAAAAAATTGTGCGAAAACATTATACTGAAGATGATGTTGAAAAAGCATACTACTTACAAAATAAGTTTGAAAATGTAAGTACGATTGCAAAAGATAGTTGTTTTCATTTTCACTATATGGGTAAAAAAGAAACTAGAGATTATGACAACAATTTAAAAATTGAAGATGCACAAATTGAAAAGCATTTTGATTTTAAATTAAATGGCGATTTTGATACTGATAGCAATTCGTCTTATCATAGTGATAATCAATATGGTTATGCTTTGTTTCGTGATGAGTTAAAAGCACAGGAAGATTGCAACCCAGATATTTTGATTGAACAGGAGGGAAAAGATAACAACCCTCACAAAACAAAATATTGTGATAACAATAATAAATATCTTGGCGACAAAGATAGTGGCTATGGCAAACAATGGAATGAGAAATATCAATTAGATTTAATTGGTAGAGATTATTGTAGAGATAGGTCTATTGCTTGTAATGAACAAGAGTTTAACTTTTTAATTTCTTGGAAACAGGCAAAAGGTCAATTTGTTATTGCACACCAAAAATGGATACAATCTGTTTTAGACCAAATGAAAGAAATTAAAGTTGGTCTTAAAGGTTATAAATATTTAGACGAGGCATTGGAACTTTGTACTGAACTTGGTCTTAATATTACTGACGCAGAAATAATTAGAACTAATAGTACAGGGCTAGTTATTTATAATCCTAAAAATCTTGCCGAAAGAATTAAAGGCATGAAAAACAAAAACGTAGATAGAAAAGCCAAAATTGAGGCAAGACTATTATACGAAAAACAACAACAAGAAAGTCTAAATTAGACTATTGCTTTCTGGGATATTTTAATATAATATCCCAGAATACTAACTAACATAGAAAGGTATAAAATGAACGCAACGCAAGACGCAAGTAATAAAGCACAAAACGATATTAATAGACAATTAATATCTTACAACGAAAAACAAAACGATTTAATATTCTCATTAAGAAAGAGATTATTTGATTTAGAAAAAACGCAAAAAAGAGATTGTATTTTTTTACTGGGTATGAACTTTTTAATTTGTACTGCATGTATTTTAATTGCAATAGAGTTTGGAGGTTTGACATGGTAAATGGCGAAACTTTCCAAATATCTTACTATGCTAAAAAGCATGGTAAGTTTATTACTAGAAATGGTAAATGGAATGACAAGTGTAAATATTGGTTTTCCAAATCTATGAAACCTCTAATAACTTATTTTGATGTTGACGCAGATAATTATAGAACTGCGTCTGGTAGTTATTGGATTAAGAGAGGGGGAACTCATAATGATAGCTAATACAAAAATGCCAAGTGGTTTTACTTTTCAACAAGAACTTTTACTTATGGCATTAAAAAGACAGGCTGTAAGTGGAATGCTTATGACAAATCCTAGAGTGACAGGGTTTTCTAGTTTTGCAAAAGCTGTTCTTAATTTCATAGATGACAAGAAAGCACCTAAGACTTGTAAAAATTTATACAATTATTTAGTGGCTAAAGGTTATTATGAGAAGTTAGGAGGAACTAATGGCAACGCATAATTGGTGTCATAATCCAGATTGTCATACGATTAAAACGCAATCAAGGGTTCGTGGTTCTGGCGACAATAAAGTTTTAAGAACTGTTAAAATAAATGTTAATAGTAGTTATATGGAAAATAGCATTTTCCAATATTTCTGTAATAATAATTGTTTGTTTGCGTTCTTAAATAAGTTTAGGAATGAAGTTGCTAACATAAGACCAGTTAAACAACCGAGTGAAACACCTATCAAAGTAGTAAAAGAAAAGTATGAAAGTAGTAGGTATAATTGGAATAGTGGTACACCAGAAAGAGTACCATACATGGCAACAAGAACCACAATACAGGAGGGCGACAATGACTAAAAAAAATAATGTTGATGTTGAGTTTGATAGTGATGTTGGTTATCCATATCATTTACAACCAGACATAATTAAGATGGCATTGTTTATTCACAATGCAGAAGATGAACAGGAAAAAATAAACCGAGTTGAGTTTGGTGTTAATAAGTTTGATTATAAATTTATGGCACACGTAATGGCAATGTTAATGTTGCCTTATCTTATGGATAAGAACATGGACTCAAACGAGTTTAAAGATTGGGTAAGCATGAGAGAGAGGAAGATGAACTAACCCAGAATATCCCATAGGGTATGCAAGAACAGCATTGCAGTTTTTGCATACCCCTAAAATTTTATTATGAGGAGACCGGGCGGGCCCACCCATAGAGGTACCAGGCCCAGGCAACACTACAATCGCAAAGCAAAGACCCCACCCCCCCTAAAATAAAAAGGGATCCTAAGTTGTCACTAAAGTTGAAGATTTAGACGATTATGCTATAAGTTTTGAAAACATATTGAAGATATGCCAAACGAAAAAATTTTAGAAAAAAAATATGAGGGTTTGACCCCAGAAGAAAGCGCTAAACTACTTGAACTTGAACGAAGCGTAGCATTGGATGAGGCCCGACCAAATATTACAAAAAATTTTTTAAGTTTTGTTAAGTATGTGTGGCCCGAATTTATAGAGGGGTCCCACCACAAAATTATTAATAAAAAATTTAATGACCTCGCTACGGGGAAAATTAAAAGACTGATCATTAACATGCCGCCTAGACATACTAAGTCGGAGTTTGCTTCATACTTACTCCCGGCATGGATGATTGGTAAGAATCCAAAATTAAAAATAATCCAAGCAACACACACAGCAGATCTTGCAATTGACTTTGGTCGTAAAACTAAAAATTTAGTGGATGAATCAAAGTACAGAGAATTGTTTGACACAAGACTACAAGAAGATAGTCAGGCAGCAGGGAAATGGAAAACTGAACAAGGCGGTGAATACTTTGCAGCCGGTGTTGGTGGAGCAATTACAGGTCGTGGTGCTGATCTATTAATCATTGATGACCCACACAAAGAACAAGACGTGCGTGCAGATGGTAAAGCTTTTGAGAAAGCAATGAACTGGTACACAGCTGGTCCACGTCAGCGTTTGCAACCTGGTGGAGCTATTGTAATTGTAATGACTCGTTGGTCTACTAAAGACATAACTGGTCAATTATTAAAAGCACAATCTGAGGAAGGATCTGATCAGTGGGAGGTTGTTGAATTACCAGCCCTGCTCCCTGATGGAAAACCCGTGTGGCCTGAATACTGGACAAGCCAAGAATTACTTAAGACCAAAGCGTCTATACCAGTTAGTAACTGGCTAGCACAATATATGCAGATGCCAACGGCAGAAGAAGGAGCTATCTTAAAACGAGAATGGTGGAGAGACTGGACTGAAAAATATCCACCGCCATTAGATTATATAGTGCAATCATACGATACAGCGTTTACTAAAAAAACAACAGCTGACTTTTCAGCTATAACCACGTGGGGAGTCTTTACGACCGAGGACCAGGGACAAAGCATAATCTTACTTAACGCGTTTAAAGATAGATATGACTTTCCAGAACTACGTAGAGTAGCTTTAGAGGAGTATCAAGACTGGCGTCCTGACATGGTAATTATTGAAGCAAAAGCCACAGGATTACCTCTGACTCATGAGTTAAGACAAATGGATATACCGGTTATTAACTTTACACCATCAAAAGGAAATGATAAACATACAAGATTAAACTCCGTAGCTCCGCTCTTTGAGAGTGGAAAAATATGGGCGCCTATGCACGAGCATTTTGCACAAGAGGTCGTTGAAGAATGTGCCTCTTTCCCATTTGGAGAATATGATGACTATGTGGATAGTACGACACAAGCCATTATGAGAATTAGACAGGGTGGATTAATCAGACACCCAGAGGATTACAAAGATGATCCAATCGTACGGGGACATGTAAAGTATTATGGCTAAAAAAGAACTAGTAGAAAACATTGTAAAATTATATTCCAAACTAGGTGGAAATATGAACGATGTCCTTGGTTCCCGATCCAATGTTACTTTTCTAGGTACCGGTAAGAATCCAGAGCCATTCGTTGAGATGGACATTAACATGGAAGCTGTAGGAGCATTAGGTAAATCAAAAATACTAGAAGAATTAAAAAGTCCACTAGGTTATTTAACTGCCGACAAACTAAACGATATTCAAGCAACTAAGCTTTACAATAATATGTTAAAGCTAGAAGAATTTTATTACCCTAAACAAGTCGCAAATATCACGGACATGGCAACAGGGACCAGGAACCTGGACCAAGAAGGTTTAGCATCACTTAGATTGATGGCAGATGATTTTGGATATGTTGCTCCAGAGGAAGCAGCTAAGTTAAAAGAATTAAAACCAATAGATGAACTTCAAAATTATACAAAGAGTGAAGGAGACATAATTCAAGATCTTGTAGATAGAAAATTTGGTAAAGGGTATTTCGATACTGTAGACGATCTACCGCCTCCAGGTTCACGTGGCGGACCCGATGATATTGCAGCACCAATTCAATCAGCTGAAGAAACAATTAAACAACTTAGAATACAAGATCCTGATCTAGCTGACCAAGTTAAAAAAATGATGGATAAAGGTATTATGTCTACTGTTACTAACAGAGGTGACATACCAGCTAAACGTTCATCAGCTAGAGAATTTTTATTAGAAGCATTAAAAAAAGATGAATACGATGTAGGAACAGCTGCATTCGGTAAAACAAATTTAAATAATGTTATATCAGCAGAAGATGTAAAATTTATCACCGAAGGTGGTGGTGGAATTGGTGGAGATCCAATTGTATTAGTTGAAAAATACTTTGGTCCAAGAATTGCAGAAATGATTCCATCAGGTGCAACAGGTGATGATATTGTAAAATTTACAAATAGAGTTTTAGAAAACGTAACAGACGCTGCAGGATTAAGACCGGACAATCCAAGGTTTGATAGAATGACTGCAAAATTTATAGATGAGTTAGCAGACGGTGGTCGAGCTGGTTTTAGATTTGGCAAATCAGCAGGTAAAGCTTTCGGTCTTATGAAAAAAGCAAAAGCTATTGAAAAATCTGTCGATGCAGGAGAAAAAATGGGATACCAAGCACTACGTGAATATGGTTTAGAGGCAGAAGATATTACAAGATTATTTAGAGAACTTGCAATGGATAGAACTATGGTAGGTCCGGAGAAAACAGCATACTTTAAAATGTTAAATCAAGTTTTAAAAAATCCAGCTAAGTTTCCTGACGGAATATTAGAGATTAAGAAAAGACTAGGTTTAGATTATGCAGATGGTGGTCGAGCCGGTTTTAAATTAGGTAAAAGCGTATTTTCAGGTATTGCAAATATGTTTAAAAGAGGTGCTGATGATGTGGATCTTGTTAAGCAAGAAGAAACATTTAGAACAGGACCAATTACTGAAAAATTTTTAGGAGACGTTGATAAAAAAGTTATTGAGAAATTTATTAGAACAAGAGATACATCAGGTCCAGGAAGCTATGGTATGTATGATAACATTGCTGAGATGCCGCAAGGATTACAAGCTGCAGAATTTATAAATAAAATTAGAATTCCTGGTAAAAATCAAATCGATTATGAACGAGCAGAAATGTTTATTGGTGGTGGTGTAAAATTAACTGGAAAAGAAACAGTTGATGAATTAATTGAAATGTTTTTAAATTCTATGAAGTCGTATAAATCACCTTTCAAAGCAGCAAAAGGCGGACTAGCTAAGATCCTGGAGGTCTAATGGCTCAAGCTCCATTTTTAAGCACTCAAAAAGAATTTAAAGGAAAATACATTGTAAGAGATTTATTTACTAAAAACTATAAATCTACGGGAGATGATTTATTTTCTAGAACGCTGACATCTAACAATGGTAGAAATGGTATCTTTGACACAATGGACGAAGCATTAGACGCTATTGCAGAAAGAAAATTAGAAACAGGTAGAGGACTTAGTTCAAAAGAAATAAATAGAAAATATAAAAAATATATTAAAGCCGAAGGTTTTAATAAGTGGGAGGAAGCAGATAAAAAAGCTAAATCAAGAATTAAACAAGCATATGCTAACGAAAAAAATCCTCGTGAAACAACATCTTTTTTTAAAAAAGAAGGATTGTCAAAAAGAATAAATGTTAAAACTAGAGAATTATTAGAAAAGAAAAAACCAATTAATCCAAGAACTGGATTACCCTACACTTTAGCTGAGTACACTGATTTAACGTCGGGTCAGAAACAAAAACTTTCACTACGAATGAAAGGGTTAAAAAGAAAAGACGTCAAGTATAAACCAAGACAAGGATACTATCCTGAAAAAGATGCCAACAGATTAATTAACTACATGAAGATTGCCGCGGAAAGGCAAGAAAAAGCAAACATACCATTAGAAGAAAGAACTTACACAACTGTGTTTGATAAAAATAATAAATTTGTTGGTGTAAACGATGTTCGAAAAAATCAATTATATACACATGTTGATTATAATTTAAGTAAATCTGGTGCTCTTGCAGGAAAAGTAATTACACAGCACCCTGACTATGCAGATATGCAAGGTTTCTTCAAAGTTGCAAAAAAATTTAAGTATGAATCTCCAGATAAGTTATTAGGTAGTTATTTTTCAAAATATGAAAGAGTTCCAACATATAATGAAATATATAATTTTTTTACTACAGATAGAAATGCTTCAATAAAAACTTTTAAAAATAATGCTTTAACTTTACAGCATCAAGAATTAATTTCTAAAGAACCGACTAAAAATTTTCAATTGTTAACACAGATAAAAAATACTCAGGCTGCAACTATTATGAATAGATTAAACAGAGGAGAAATTTCTTCTGCACTTGCTAATTATGAATTAAAAAAAATAGGAGCAAGACAAGAAGGTTTAGGTATAGCTCAAAAAAGTGTTACTCCGGGTAAAGGACTTGGTGTAGCAAAAAGAGAAACTGTAAAATTATTTAAAGACGCAGCTAAAGTAAATCCAAACATAGTTCAAGATTTAACAGAAAAATTAGGAATAAAGTTTATTAATGATGCAAAAGCTAACGCTAGAGCAGGTGGTGACATTTGTGAACTATCAATAATTAAAGGAAGAGCTAATGGCGGACCAGCATTAAAATGCGTAGATGCGGTTAATGATGCACTTGAAAAAGACCCTAAAAGATTAGCGCAAGAAATTAATAAATCTAATGCAGGCGGTGCATTTAATAAAATTAAAAACTCAGGAACTAAATTTTTAACAGCACTAAAAGAAAATCCAAATTTACTTAGAGGTGGCTTAGCAAGTAAGATTGCCCTGGGCCTTGGTACCGTAGCCGCAGGCGCTGGAGCTGGTGCGTTAGTAAAACAATTTAAAAATGATGATCCTAGTACATATCTAACTAACGATAGTCAGATGGAAGGAATGATTATCTCTGACGTAGAAGATAGAGGTGAGTATGTTGAAAATAATCTTTTATTAGATAATCAATTTAAAGTAGAACTTGCTGGAGCAGCAGGATTAACTGCACCGATTGCAAAAGGTGTTTATCAAAGAGCTAGAGGTGTTGGAGAAACTGGACCATTACCGGGAGGTAGAGGAAGAGTTATGTCTGCAATCGGTTTAAACAAAGGTGTACTTGGAAAAGGTTTATGGGCATTGGGTGCACCGATCGTAGCACTACCATCAGCAGCTGGTTATGTAGCACAAGATATTAGAGCAGGTAAAGATGCAGAAGAAATTGCAACGAACCCATTAAATTATTTAGGTGCAGCATTTATGAATCCTGGGGTTAAAGCTTTAGCAAAAGCCGGAGCATCAAGAGGACTATTAGGAATAGCGTCATTAGGTTTAGCAGGAACAGCTGCATTACCTGCATTGTCTATTGGTGCAGGACTAGCAACACTTGGAACACTTGGTTATCAAGGCTACAAATTATTTACTGGTAAGAACAGATCAGATGAGGAATTTTTTAGGTAATGAGTATGGTTAAGAACAAAACACTTGTTGCAAATATGCAACACGTCAAATGGAAGGAAATTCCACCTTTGAAAGGACCTGACTCACAGGGGTTGAATGTTCCTACAAAACAAGCTACAACAATCAAGAACTCGGAGAATATAAATGGCAGATATAGACAAAGCCCTACCAAACGTAGAGACTGAAATTAAAGTACCAGGAGAAGAAGAAGTTTTAGAGATGGAAAAAGAAACCATCGACGAACAAGTTGGTCCTGATGATATTCAAGTAACACAAGAAGAAGATGGTGGCGCAACAATTAATTTTGATCCTGAAGCAGTTAATCAACCAGGAACAGAATCACACTTTGATAATTTAGCAGAACTATTACCAGAAGATGTTTTAGGTAAATTAGGTTCTGAACTTGCAGCAAACTACATGCAATATAAATCTTCTAGAAAAGCATGGGAAGATAGTTATACAAAAGGTTTAGATCTTTTAGGATTTAAATATGAAAATCCAACACAACCGTTTCAAGGAGCAAGTGGTGCAACTCACCCCGTGCTTGCTGAAGCAGTCACACAATTTCAAGCACAAGCTTACAAAGAATTATTACCGGCTACAGGTCCAGTACATACTCAAATAATTGGACTTGCAGATAGAGCCCGAGAAGAGCAATCAAACCGAGTTAAAGAATTCATGAACTATCAGCTCATGGATGTGATGAAGGAGTACGAACCCGAGTTCGATCAAATGCTTTTTTATCTCCCTCTTGCCGGCTCTGCGTTCAAGAAAGTTTATTACGATGAACTACTTGGCAGAGCCGTCTCAAAATTTGTACCAGCTGATGATTTAGTAGTACCGTATACTGCAACTTCTTTAGAAGATGCTGAAGCTGTTGTGCATGTAATTAAAATGTCAGAAAATGAATTAAGAAAAAAACAAATTTCTGGTTTTTACCAAGACATAGAATTAACACCAGGTTATAACGAAGAAACAGAAGTAGAGAAAAAAGAAAGAGAATTAGAAGGAATTAAAAAAACTAGAGATGAAGACATCTTTACTATTTTAGAAATTCATACCGACTTAGATTTAGAAGGTTTTGAAGATAAAGACTCAACAGGAGAGCCAACAGGAATTAAACTTCCATATATTGTAACTCTTGAAATGGGTAGCAGACAAATATTATCAATTAGAAGAAACTATCAAGCTAACGATCCACAAAAACTTAAAATAGAGTACTTTGTACATTTTAAATTTCTACCTGGATTAGGTTTTTATGGTTTTGGATTAATTCATATGATCGGTGGTTTGTCTAGAACGGCAACTACTGCACTAAGACAACTACTAGATGCGGGTACATTAAGTAATTTACCAGCAGGATTTAAACAACGAGGAATACGAGTAAGAGATGAAGCGCAGGCAATCCAACCTGGAGAATTCAGAGATGTGGATGCACCTGGAGGAAGTATCAAGGATGCATTTATGCCATTACCATTTAAAGAACCCTCACCAACTTTATTACAGTTGATGGGTATTGTGGTACAGGCAGGGCAACGATTTGCCGCCATAGCTGACATGCAGGTCGGTGACGGCAACCAACAAGCAGCGGTTGGTACGACCATAGCTCTCTTAGAACGTGGTTCCAGAGTCATGTCAGCCATACATAAAAGATTGTATGTGGCGATGAAGTGTGAATTTAAATTATTGGCAGGAGTTTTTAAAACTTACATGCCTGCAGAGTATCCTTATGATGTAGTCGGAGGACAAAGAAATATAAAACAGACAGATTTTGATGATAAAGTAGATATTATACCTGTTGCAGACCCAAATATTTTTTCTCAATCACAAAGAATTAGTTTAGCACAAACAGAATTACAACTTGCAATGTCAAATCCGCAAATGCATAACTTGTATGAAGCATTTCATGCAATGTATTCAGCAATCGGAGTAAAAAATATTGATAAAATACTTCCACCACCGCAACAACCACAACCAATGGACCCTGCAAGTGAAAATATTCTTGCAATGAGTGGAAAACCATTCCAAGCTTTTAAAGGACAAGACCATCAAGCCCATATTACAACCCATTTAAACTTTATGGCGACTAATATTGCTCGAAATAACCCTATTGTAATGGCTGCATTAGAAAAAAACATTTTTGAACACATTTCTTTGATGGCACAAGAGCAATTAGAGGTAGAATTTAGAGAAGAAATTGCAAAATTAATGCAATTGCAACAAGCAATGCAACAAAATCCTATGTTGCAGCAAGATCCACAGATTCAACAACAAATGACGTCAATGTCGATGAGTTTAGAGTCTAGAAAAGCTAAATTAATTGCAGAAATGACTGAAGAATTTAAAAATGAAGAAAATAAAATTATGGGTGAGTATAATGGAGACCCAATTGCTAAATTAAAAGCAAGAGAACTTGATTTAAAAGCTATGGATGATTCTGCTAAACGTGATCAGGCCCAAGAAAAGATTAATTTAGACAGATCTAAACAATTAATGGGTCAACAGCAATTTGATGAAAAATTAGATCAAAATCAAGAGTTAGCTGAATTAAGAGCTGATACGTCATTAACTAAACAAATGATGTCTCAGGAAGCTAAAATGATGAATGATATGATGAAACAAACAGATGTTAGGATCTTGAAAGGTCCTAAAAGATAGTATAAGAAACTAATAGGAGAAAACTATGAAAAAACAAAAAACATTCTTTACAAAAAACAATCCAAATTACGTTGGAGAAGTTGTATCTGATACACCAAAAGCAGATGCTAATAATACTCTTTCTGTTAATGCGGATGGTTATGCAAAAGAAGTTGAAGTTAAAATTCCTCTAGGTCAACCAACTGTAAACAAAGTTGGTGGTCAAAGAAGAATGTTAGCTTCTAAAAAGTCTTCAGTTAAGTGGTACTAGTATGTGGTTTAGTGCTATTAAATTAGCTCTTAACGCTGGGACCCACATTTACAAGAAGCGTCAAGAGACAAAGATGGCTATGGCTGATGCGCAACACATGCACGCAGCTAAGATGGCCCGAGGTGAGGAAGCTTACCAGGGCAAACTGTTAGAAGCTCGTCAAAACGACTACAAGGACGAGGTAGTTTTATGTATACTTACGTTGCCCATTTTGGTGCTCGCATATGGGGTCTGGTCGGACGATCCGGCAGCTATGGAAAAGATAAAAATGTTCTTTGAGCATTTCCAGGCGCTTCCGAGCTGGTTTACAAATTTATGGATCCTTGTATGTGCGAGTATTTTTGGTATAAAGGGTACACAAATTTTCAGAAATGGAAAAAAATAATTAAGGAGATAAAAAATGGCAAATAGAAGATTTAATACACAGACAACTCAACCTTTAGCATCAGGCGGAAGAGCAAAAGCTATGGGTGGAGGAACAATGAGAAAAGACATGAGATCTGGTTACTATCCATCAGACATGGGCATGGCAGGTGGTGCTATGTACAAAAAAGGTGGAAAAGTTAAAAAGAAAAAACAAGGTTACAAAGATAGAAAAGACGAATCTATCGCTATGAGAATCAGAAAAAAAAGAACTAAAAAACAATTAAGAGCTTCAGCTAATGAGTCTTATGGTAAGTTTGGTTCTAAAGCGAAGAAGTCTGGAAAAATTAATAAATAATGATTAAGAAATTTATTAATAAAATAAAAAAAATTTTTATCCCATCTAGACAAGGGACAAAAGATTGTAATCACGAAAACAACGTGACAAGAAAAATAAAGTATTGTCTCGATTGCAACAAAGTAATACAGGAATATTAGAATGACTAAACGATTTGGAAGTGGAAATAAAAAAGTAATTAAAGCTAGAGATTTAGACGGAGACGGAAAAAAATCTAGTTATGAGATGGCAAGAGCTAAAGGAATGGCTAAAGGAATGGGAGCACGTTTTGAAGCTAAAAAAGGTGGTAGCGCTTATCATACAACTAAAGATGGTAGAAGAGTTAAGAAAGGTCTTTACTACTACATGAACAAAAGAAAGAAAGCAGGAACTAGCAGAAAAGGTACTGGAACAGTATCAGCTAAAGCATTAAAAAGATCAGCTAAAACTGCGAAGAAGGCATAATGCGTAAAGCTGACAATATGCCAGCTAGAAACAAGAAGAACTTCAGACCTACGAAGTCTGGAGCAGGCATGACACGAGCCGGTGTTGCTGCCTATAGAAGAAAAAATCCCGGTTCTAAATTAAAAACAGCGGTCACTGGCAAGGTCAAACCAGGATCAAAAGCTGCTAAACGACGTAAGTCGTATTGCGCTAGAAGCGCCGGCCAAATGAAACAATTTCCGAAAGCAGCAAAAGATCCTAATTCAAGACTAAGACAGGCGCGTAGAAGATGGAAATGTTAAATGAAAAATGCAATATTAGATGCTTTAGAAGATAGGTATACAGCACAAATTTCAGAAGCAGACGCTACCATTAAAATATATTTAGAAAATTCTGTAGGTATTGGGGAACACCCACAACATATAGATGAGATAGATAAACTATTTCAAAAAATTGCAGATGCTCAAGAAAAGCTACAAGCAATTAAAGATTTTAGGGAGCCTAGAGATGCCCTTTAAATCTGAAAAACAAAGACGTTATCTATACAAAAACGAACCTGCCATAGCTAAAAAATGGACTAAAAAATATGGTAGTAAAATAAGCAAACCAAAGAAAAGGAAAAAAAAATAATGGATGAAATGACATTTATAGATAAAATAAAAAAAATAATAAAGATGAGACATGATGATATAGTATCGGCAATGGCGTCTGGTGGTGTTGACAATATGGAAAAATACCAGTATATGCTAGGACAGATACGAACGTATCAGTATTTAAATCAGGAAATATCCACCCTGCTAAATAAAAAGGAGCAAAATGAACAAGACGGAACAGTTATCAACATCAACTCAAAAACCAAAGATTGAGTTACCAAATAAAGAATTAGTCGGTGTAAAACCAACTAAGAAAAAAGAAATTAACGAATCTTCAAAACTACCAAATCCAACAGGTTGGAGAATTTTAGTTTTACCTTTTAAACAAAAAGAAAAAACTAGTGGTGGAATTATTTTAGCAGACGATACAATAGAAAGATCACAAGTAGCATCAACTTGCGGTTTAGTATTATCCATGGGCCCGCACTGCTATGACAAAGAAAGATATCCAGAAGGTCCTTGGTGCAAGAAAGGTGATTGGATTGTATTTGCAAGATACGCCGGATCACGAATTAAAATAGATGGGGGTGAGATAAGACTTCTAAATGATGATGAAGTTTTAGCGACCGTGGAAAACCCTGAAGATATATTCCACGAATTTTAATAATCATAGGAGGAACTATGCCAGACGAAGAAAAAACAGTTAATCTTGATACATCCGGACCGGGTGCAAGAGTAGAACTGCCAGAAACAGAAAATGAAGAAACAAAAACATACGAGAAAAAGGAAAATAAAAATGAAGCAAATGTTGTATACGATGATCAGCCCGCTGACTCATCTGAGAAACCTAGTGAGCAGTCTAATGTTCGAGATGAAAAGAACGAAGGCGGTGAGGTTACACAGAAAACTGACGAAGCAAAAAGTGATCAACAACAAGATAACACTCAAGCAGTTGAAGAATATTCTGAAGGAGTTAAGAAAAGAATAGCTAAACTGACTAAAAAAATGCGTGAAGCTGAAAGACAAAGAGAAGAAGCTATCGCATTTGCACAACGAGTTAAACAAGAACGGGATCAATTTGAAGCTAAGTCAACATCTTTAGATAAAAACTATGCTACCGAAATGGAAGGTAGAATTTCTTCTTCTTTAACAGCAGCCCAAGAAAAATTAAAAGCTGCAAGACTAAATGAAGATGCTAAAGCTGAAGTAGAGGCTTTAACTCAAATATCTCAGTTAGGTTATGAACAAGGTAAATTAGCAGAAATAAAGACTCAACATCAAATGGAGGAAACTGCTGCTAAAGAAAAACCTGTAAGAGCCCAACAACCTATCCAACAACCAGCTCCAGTAGACCCTAAAGCAGAAGCTTGGGCTGAAAAAAATGATTGGTTTGGTAAGGATAATGCTATGACTTACACAGCATTCGATCTACACCGAAAATTAACGGAGGAAGAAGGTATGGATCCACAATCTGATGAATATTATGCAGAAGTGGATAAAAGAATAAGACTTGAATTTCCCCACAAATTTGGTAATAGTGTAGAAAAACAGACTAGTAAACCTACACAAAACGTTGCCTCTGCAACGCGTAGTACAAAGACTGGTCGCAAACAAGTGAGACTCACATCTTCTCAAGTCGCAATAGCGAAAAAATTAGGTGTGCCACTAGAAGAGTATGCGAAACAACTTATAAACACGAAGGAGGTATAGGCATATGAATACAAAGAAACCAACTCGTGCGAGCCAAGTAAAAAGTGATACAACAAAAGTTGAATCACAAGCAAAAGCGGTTAAACCGAAAATGCAAAATAAACCTTGGACTCCACCATCGTACTTAGATACGCCCAACGCGCCAGACGGATTCAGACACAGATGGGTCAGGATAGAAGTCTTGGGATTTGTTGACACGAAAAACATACAAGGACGCTTAAGGTCCGGGTATGAGTTAGTAAGAGCCGACGAATATCCTAATGAGGACTTTCCAGCAATCACCGACGGCAAATACGCAGGGGTTATCGGGCACGGAGGCCTAGTGCTGACTAGGGTACCGGAAGAGATCGCACGGTCAAGACAAGAGTATTTTGCACAACAAGCGCAAGATCAACAGGCCGCAATCGACAACGATCTTATGAAGGAACAGCATAGGGGAATGCCTATCGATATTGATATGCAAACTCGTACGACCTTCGGTGGCAAGAAAAGTTAAAAATTTTTAACACTTCAACCCAGCGAATAAATTAACCGTGAGTGGAGGCCCGCAAGGGTAGCTCACATAAGGAGAAAACAACTATGGCTAATAGTTCATCAACTGGGTTTGGATGCAAACCCATTAAAATGTACGGCAATGGTTATGAAAACATGGGTTTAGGTGAATACCCTGTTGCAGCGTCTTCATCTGCGATATACTTTCAAGATTTAGTATGTCAAGCAGCTAGTGGATATGCTGTGGTAGGAATAGCTGGTACTGAAGATATTATCGGCTCTCTAAACGGTGTTTTTTACACTGATGCTACTACATCAAAGCCTACGTTCCAGAACTACCTACAAGGTAGTAATACTGCTACTGATATTGTTGCTCTTGTTAACGACAGTCCGTTACAACAGTACGAAATCAGAAGTAACAACACTGGAGCTTCGGCACAAACAGACGTTGGTAATACAGCTGATATTGCATATAGTGCAGGTGGATCACCTAACTATGTGTCAGGAGCGACTCTAGATGATTCGACTCTTAACAATAACGCTGACCAACAAGTTAAAATAATAGGTGTCTCAAGAGACCCGGAAAATAGTGACCTTACATCTGCGAATGTAGTATGGAGAGTTATTATTAACCAGTCGTTCTTCTTGGATACTACAGGGGTATAAGGAGGATAATATGGCTATATCACGTAATCAACTAGTTAAAGAACTAGAGCCAGGTTTGAATGCCTTATTCGGCCTGGAATACAAACAGTATGAAAATCAGTCAGCTGAAATTTATACTACAGAGTCATCTGACAGAGCTTTTGAAGAAGAAGTTATGTTGTCAGGTTTCGCTCAAGCACAAGTAAAACCAGAAGGTTCAGGTGTTACATACGATAATGCTCAAGAAACTTTCACAGCTAGATACACTAACGAAACAATTGCGTTAGCGTTTGCTATCACTGAGGAAGCTATTGAAGACAACTTGTATGATAGACTTGCTTCTAGATATACAAAAGCTTTAGCAAGATCTATGGCTCAAACTAAACAAGTAAAAGCAGTTAGTCCATTAAACAATGGAATGCCTGGAGGAACTTTCAATTCAGGTGACGGTGTTACTTTATTTAACACTGCGCATACTACTATTGCTGGATCGTTTTCGAACACTCTAGCAACTGCTGCAGACTTAAACGAAACATCTTTAGAGCAGTCTTTAATTGACATTGCAGCTCTTACAGATGAAAGAGGTTTAAAAATCGCAGCTAAAGGTATGAAAATGATCATTCCATCTGCACTACAATTCACAGCTGAAAGACTTATGGCTTCTGCTGGTAGAGTTGGAACTGCTGATAATGATGTTAACGCTATCAAATCTATGGGGATGATTCCTCAAGGATACTCTGTTAATAATTTCTTAACAGATACTGATGCGTTCTTTATCATTACAGACGTGCCAAATGGTATGAAACATTTCGAAAGAACTCCATTAACTACTAAAATGGAAGGTGACTTCGATACTGGTAATGTTAGATACAAAGCTAGAGAAAGATACGTTTTTGGCGTGTCTGACCCTAGAGGTATCTTCGGATCACCAGGAGCGTAATACTTAAATTTTTTTGTGGCGGGACACAGTTCCGCCACAATCATAAAATAGAAAGCAAAAACCATGAAAAAATTCCTAATAAACATATATGCATACGATCTTCATGCTAGATTTGAAGTAAAATCTAATGATGATGCGGTTTCTCTAGAACAAGCAATAGTTGACAAACTAGGAGAAAATGTTATAACTTGGGAATCAACGGGAATGTTTAGTAATACTCCCTATCGAATAACCTATGAGGAGGTTAGTGATGATACAAGACCTTTACAAAGCAAAAAGGTCCTTGGAGTTGAAGTGGGAACAGGAGCATCTATCTAATGGTAGATATACTC